CGGTTTGTCCTCATCAAGCGCACAGACAGCACCGGCGACTGGTATGTGTGGGATAGCGCACGCGGCATCACTGCTGGTAATGATCCGTATTGGCGGTTGAATGCCCTTGCAGCAGAGGTGACGACAACTGACTGGGTGGACACAGCCGCATCGGGCTTTGAATTGAGCAACTCTGCTGGCAATTTGGCGAACGTCGTTGGCGGCACTTACATCTTCTTGGCAATCGCGTAGAGAGGGCACAAAATGGCTGAATATCGTATCCGCGACACGGGCCAAACCATGCTGGAGATTGAGCTTCGCCAGTGGGCGCGCTCCACTTCCGGGGCATCTTGGAACCAGACGACCGAGGAAGTCCTTGAGGCTATCGGCGCTGATTTGGTGTTTGAAGGACCACAAGCGGCTACGACACCGCCCTATGAATACTCCACGCGGCAAGGCATCGAGCAGGTCGAAGGCAAGTGGTACACGAAATACGTCGCAGGTCCGATCTTCACCGACACGCCGGAAGCAACCGCCGCCGAGCAGGAAACGGCCTACAAAGCGCGCATGGATGACCAACAGGCAACTTCGGTTCGCGCAGATCGGAATGCCCGTCTTGCCGCCACAGACTGGATGGTCGTCAAGACGCTTGAAGCTGGGCAACTCCAAGACTTCCCCGTGGCGGCGTATCGTCAAGCCTTGCGTGATATCCCTTCCCAACCCGGCTTTCCCTGGGATATTATTTGGCCGGAGGCACCGCAATGACCATCCCACGCAATCTATCCAACCTCGCCCCTGGCGCTAACACTGGCGGCGTTTTGAGCGCGAGCTATGGTGGTACGGGGCTTATTTCTCCTGGCACAAGCGGCAACGTCTTGGCCAGCAACGGAACGGCGTGGACTAGCACCAACACAATAACTAGCCCCATTCTTGTCACGCCTACCATCAATGACGGCTACACCGAAGAGACGGTTACCGCTAATACCAGCACAGCCTACACGATCTCGCTGACAGGTGGGTCATTCCAAATCCTAACGCTGACCGGCAATTGCACGTTCACCTTCCCGACCGCCACTGCTGGGCAATCCTTCATGATGTTCCTCAAGCAAGACGCGACTGGTTCCAGAACTGTGACGTGGCCTGCTGTGGTGAAGTGGCCATCCTCAACAGCGCCGACGATCACGGCGACAGCCAGTAAGGGGGATAAGTTTGTGTTCACTGCAGATGGCACAAATTGGCTTGGCTCCGTTGCTGGGCAGAATTACCTGTAATGTTTAGCGCGAATACAACTCAGGTTGCGGCGGCAACAGCGTCTCGGGCAATTGCTGTCGCTCACAGCGTATTTCCATTCATAACAGCTTATCCATGGTCAGTTTCCGGCTTCGGCACTAAATATGCCAATCCAGCAACCTTACCTGATGGTGTTGGCCGAGGCGTTGCATTCAGTACTGACGGCTCTGCAATAGCTGTCGCTCAAGACGATCCTCCCTACATATTAGCGTATCCGTGGTCAGGTTTTGGCTTTGGTACTAAATATGCCAATCCAGCAACCTTACCCACTGGAGAGGGAAATGGCGTTGCATTCAGTACTAACGGCTCTGCTATTGCAGTGGCGCACAACACATCGCCATTTGTCTCAGCATATCCGTGGTCAGGTTCTGGGTTTGGCACAAAGTATGCTAACCCAACAACCCTACCTACCGCTATTGGCCGAGGCGTTGCATTTAGTCCTGACAGCTCTGCTATTGCTATTGCTCATCAAACAGCACCATGTGTATCGGCCTATCCATGGTCAGGTTCTGGCTTTGGTACCAAGTACGCTAATCCCGCAACCCTCCCTACCGGCACTGGATTCGGCGTTGCATTCAGTAATAACGGCTCTGCAATTGCTGTCGCACACAGCTCAATTCCAGTCATATCAGCGTATCCATGGTCAGTTTCCGGTTTCGGAACTAAGTACACCAATCCTGCAACCCCACCTACTGGCGATGCATACGGCGTTGCATTTAGTCCTGACAACTCTGCTATTGCTATTGCTCACGAAACATCTCTATTCATATCAGCGTATCCATGGTCAGTTTCCGGCTTCGGCACTAAATATGCTAATCCAGCAACCTTACCTACTGGTATAGGATTAGGCGTTGCATTCAGTACTAACGGCTCTGCTATTGCTGTCGCTCACTCTACAACACCATTTGTATCGGCTTATCCTTGGTCAGGTTCCGGCTTCGGTACCAAGTACACCAATCCCGCAACCCTACCTACTGGTAATGGAAACGGCGTCGCCTTCACTTCCGGCGGGTTTCCGGTTCAGCAGATTGCTGTTGGTCACGCTACAACACCGTTTGTTTCGGCGTATCCGTGGTCTTCCAGTGGGTTCGGGACTAAGTATGCTAATCCAGCGACATTGCCCGTTAGTACAAGAAATGGCGTAGCTTTTAGTCCCAATGGTTCTGCTATTGCTGTTGCCCATTCAACAACGCCATTTGTCTCAGCATATCCTTGGTTTTCAAGTGGGTTTGGAACTAAGTATGCTAATCCAGCAACATTGCCAACAGGAAACGGGTTCAGTGTTGCCTTTAGCCCTGACGGAACAGCAATTGCTGTCGGTCATTCCTCACCGCCTTTTGTGTCAGCATATCCGTGGTCAGTTTCTGGTTTTGGAACAAAATATGTTGATTCACCTACCTTTCCGACCAGCACGGGGCGCGGGGTAGCATTTAGTCCTTCTGGAACTGCAATAGCTGTCGCGCACGGTTTCATACCCTACATATCAGCATACTCATGGTCAGGTTCTGGTTTTGGGTCAAAGTATTCTAATCCAACTACCCTTCCAACAAGCGATGGCAGGAGCGTCTCATTCAGTCCTGGCAGCACAGAAATTGCTGTCGCGCACGATTCCAGCCCCTACATAGCAGCATACTCATGGTCAGGTTCTGGGTTTGGAACTAAGTATGCTGATCCATCCACGTTGCCGACAGGAAACGGGTTAAGTGTTGCATTCAGCCCCGCTGGCACAGAGATTGCCATTGCTCATGCTGTAACGCCGTTTGTGTCGGCATACCCATGGACAACAGCTAGCGGCTTTGGAACTAAATATACAAACCCAGCCACACTGCCAGCAGCGCAAGGCAATGGCGTTGCGTTCAGCCGTGACGGCGCAACCCTTGCCGTTGCTCATACCACAACTCCGTTCATTACGGCGTACCCATGGTCAAGCTCCGGGTTCGGAACTAAATACACCAACCCAACCACATTGCCTGCCAGCACAGGAAATGGCGTTGCTTTCAACACAATCACCTAAGAGAAAGAAAAAATGACCGAAACCACCAAAGAAACCCCGAAGACCCGCGAGGAAATCCTCGCCGTAAACCTTGAAGCCCGCGAGCAAGAGGTGATGCACTACCAGATCAACATCGACAACTACACGCTGGCGCTTGATAACATCGCCTCCATGAACAGCCTCGACCGTGCTGAACTGTCTGGCTTTGTCGATCAGTTGACTGGCCTTCTCGCCTCTGAGCGGCTAGAGCAGAAGAAGGCCAAGGTGATGCTGGCGGTGCTGAAGCGGCAACTGGGAGACTGATATGCTCTACGTCAAAGCCATCGACAATCAGATTGTCGCGTATCCTTACACGCAGACTGATCTGATGCGGGAAACCCCTTCGACCAGTTTTCCGAATGGCATCCTGTCGCCTGCCAGTCTGGCCGAATGGAACGTGTTCCCGGTCCATTACTCGGATCAACCGGTTGTTGACGTTTTAACGCAGCGCATGGTTGAGATTGCCCCGTTGTATGATGGGCAATCTTGGATTCAGCAGTGGGCTGTTGAGCCTCTCCCGCAGGAGGAGATCGACGCCCGCAATGCCCAACAAGCATCTTCAGTGCGCGCAGATCGGAATGCCCGTCTCGCCGCCACTGACTGGCGCGTGACCAAGGCGCTGGAGGATGGCAATGGTCTTGACTTCGACCTTGTCGCTTACCGGCAGGCGCTGCGTGATATCCCTTCCCAACCTGGGTTTCCTTGGGATATTGTCTGGCCGACAGTAGCTTCGACCTAGGTATAAAAGCTA